GATTCGCCCGGGCCACAGAGATTCAGCAGAATTGGCAGCCACACTTTCGAGTGTCGCTGCCTTTTTTGTTTCTTCCGCTGCCGCCATCAAGGCGAGCATCTCCCCGCGATCAATCCCCGCATCATCCGCAATCTTCAAGGCCGTCTTCGCGTCAGGTACGCGCCCCTCTCGGGCATACTTCCGAAGAGTTTCATATTTCATCCCCCAATCTTTCGCCGTCCGGTAAAGCGTGCGCTCACCAATCGCTTGCTCGATCACTTCTTGCAGCGTCATAAGTAGCTCCTATTTTTTTCCAAAAAACAATAATTAAAATCAATGGAAAATGCACTCCAAACGTTGTGCAATTGATTTATTATGCACTCCATTCGTTGTGCACTCCATTTGTTGTGCGCAATGAATGGAGGTATGAACCATTCGGTTTATACACCACTTGGAGCGCATTATGTCACAAGCGTTCTTCCGCCGTTCATTCGCCCTGCGTGGGTCCAAAACTGTTCAAAGGAAAAACCATGTCTGCAATCGATAACAAGCACCTGATTGAAATCGTCTCCGTCCAAGAATCCTCCGGCGTCAGCCGTAAGACTGGCAATCCCTGGAAGATGTACCGCGCTCAATGCGTCGTCACTGGCGGCGATAACGGCGCGAAGGTTGGCGAACTGCTGTTGCCTGATTCGCTGAAGGACACGACGCCCGGTAAGTACCTCGCAGAATTCCAACTCGATGTGAGCTTCGAGCGCCTCGTTGTTCCTCGCATCACTGCTCTTCATCCGCACGGTGGTGGCGCTGCCCGTCCGCAAGCCAAGCCCGCTGCTTCTGCCGCTGTACCGGCCTGACCATGAAACAGGCGGCGGATAAATTCACGGTGGATTTGTTTAGTAGCCCCCGCCGTGGCCGCCCGCCGAAGCTCGCGCCTAAAACGAATGCACAACGTCAGCGCGAGTTTCGCCAGCGGCGCAAGTTCGATTTCCTAATTTCCGTTACGCGTAACGATAAATCCGATGCCTAAGTACGTCCTGTACTGCTCGCAAGATGCCGCGCCTACGGTGTCAGTAGACGGCAAGCTCTCGTGCGATGGCGGTACGGCGGCGCTACAGGTCGGGCTGCTGGAAACAACGTTGGATACGCCTGATGCCTCGTCGGTCGCTGGTGTCTGGACTGCCGGGTTCTCTCTGGTGATGGCGTGTTTCCTAATCGGGCGGTGTATCGGCGCAGTACTTCAAATGATCCGGGAGGGGTGATGTCGAGAGGCGCAATAACTGGACTATTGGCGGCAGGCGTCGCCGCTCTGTGGGTGCTGGACTTCGTGTTGATTTTCCGCGCCTTCTGCTAAAGATTTGCCTATGTTGGGCAAGCGTTGCCGGACGTTTCCGGCGATTTATAGGGGTAAAACCATGCAAGTGCTCTCCAAGTTCAAGAAAGGTGCAGCCGTTGCCGCTGCTGGTCTGGCCGCAGTCGCAGCATTGCCTGCTCATGCTGCCGGCTCCAGTGTTGATCTGAGTTCGATTACCGGTGCTGTCTCTTCCGGTGACATCGTGACCGGCGTTCTGGCCATCGGCGCAGTGTTGGCCGTGGTGCATGTGACCGTGAAAGCGGCCAAGCTGGTGATGGCGTTCCTGAAGTCGGCCTAAGGTTCGCCAAGCTGTAATCAGGGACGATGTAGCGCTGCATCGTCCTTTTTTTCGCCTATACGAAAAGGGGGAAGGCGTGAATTACTCGAACTGGTGGTATCTGATCGCATTCGCGTGGGGCATGGTCTGCGCTTGGGCCGTGGTGGTCGGGCTGGAGGCTGCTCAATGAGGCGCGCTCACTTCCTCCTATGTGTCGCACTGTGGACGGTATGGCTGGATGCACATAGCGCTAACGTGCCAGTCTCCAAAGTGCAGAATGCGCTTGCCGGTGTGATTCAGGCTAAGGCTGTGTCCAATGGCATTGCGGCTTCTGATCCCCGCTTGGCCAATACCTTAGTACGTTCTTCTTATCCGCTCACGGATGCCGTGGTTAAAGCGACGCAAGCACAAGCTGCCGCTGGCGGGGCTGCTGCCGCATCAAGCACGCTGGTGGCGTGGGGAACGGTCGGCGCTATCGTCATTGGTACTCTGGTAGCGGCTACCGCAGTTGGGTGGGCTATCGGCTATCTCGCGGCAAAGTGGTACTACAGCAAGAACGGCAGCGTACAAGTTGGAGATAATCCAAGCTCGATCAATACGCCGGCTGGCTTGGCACCTCCCGATACGGTTTATATCTTTTCCAATGCGGTGGCGACTTCTCCGGCTAACGCTTGTTTAGGCGCGTCGTATACTGACTTCACGATTTCGGGCGGGCATGGTACGCAGCGCGCTGTGTTGAAATCTGACGGCTTTTGCCACCTGATACGCATCGTTGTTTCTGATACGGGGGGCTCCTATACCGAAGACAACGGCTCGCTGGGTGCACCTCAGAAATCGTCCAACAATAAAACGCTCTGTCCTGGCATCAAGCTCACGGCATCCAACGGTGTCTGTCCCACCTCCAACTTCAAAGAGTTAGCTGCGACTCCTTCGATGAGCGCTGCTGACGCTGCCAAGTCGCTGTCTTCTTCTGATCTTGCAGCCCCTCTGCCAACTCAGCCTATTGCCGATATCGCCAATGCAGCGTGGCGAAGCGCTGCGGGTTCGTCCGGCTATGATGGCTTGCCTTATGACGCCTCCAATCCGATCACAACGGGCGATGTCTCCAACTGGCAATCTTCGCATCCCGATTACTGGCCGACCGTAGGGGACTTTGTAACGCCACAGCAGGCCACGCCAGTTGATCCTGGAACCGGCAACGTCACCAATCCGATTCCGAGCAGTGGCCCGGTGTCTAGTTCTCCGGCCAGCTCCTCGCCATTTGGATTGCCCACCTCCAGCACTCCGCAGTCCTCGGTCGATCCCTCCAGCTCGGCGCCGAATACGGGCACGAATCCCAGCAATCAGCCGCTGGAAAATCTCGGCCCTGATCCTGGCATCGGCGCGCCGTCATTAGAGCCCATTCCGACCGCCACGCAAATTATTGCGCCCACGCGCAATATCTTTCCGACGCTCAAGTCTTTCGTGGTGCCTAGTGTGGATGTGCAATGCCCGACTTGGAGTGTTCCCGTCTTCGGAAAAGACATTGCTTTCAAGGATCATTGCCCGCTCTTGGAGCAATCGAGGTCGTCTCTCTATGCCGCAATGGCGGTGGTCTATGCGCTCCTAGCGCTGTTCATTGTTCTTCGCTCATAAAGGAGAGACGACATGTTTGGCATCGTTCTATCGGCGCTCAATGCCGTCCTTGCATTCGTCCTGCGGTCGATTATTGTTAAGTTCGTCGTGTTCTTCGCACTGTTCTTTGTGACGACTGAATTTATGGCCGTCATCGTGCAATTCCTTCCGACTGGAGACCAGCTCACGAATGCCTTCGGCGGCATTCCTAATGCGGTCTGGTATTTCCTCAATCTGTTCAATATCAAGGCTGGGATACCGTTGCTGCTCTCGGCCTACGTGACGCGCTTCACGATTCGTCGTATTCCGCTGATTGGCTGATCATGGGCATCAATGTCTATACCGGCCTGATGGGCTCTGGCAAAAGCTATGAGGTGGTAGCAGAGGTCATTGTCCCTGCGATCGCCAAAGGGCGGCGGGTAGTCACCAATGTGGATGGGATCGATGGGGACAAGATTCGAGCCTACATCGAAAAGAATTACAAGCCAGTTCCCGAGCAATTAGGCGAGGTGGTCCATGTCACGAATGGCGATGTTGGGCTCGCCAACTTCTTCCCCTATTACGACGACAAGAAAGGTGCGCATACCGATACCATCGTCCAGCCGGGGGATTTGGTGTGCATCGATGAGGCATGGCGGTTCTGGCCGGCGACTGGCGCGAATCTCTTGCAAGAGCATAAAAGCTTCTTCTTAGAGCATCGGCATTTCACCAATGAGCAAACCGGCGTGGCCTGCGATCTGGTGCTGATGATTCAGGACATGTCCACGCTGAATCGCTTTGTAAAGAACGTGGTGGCGTTTCACATTCGAACGCACAAGAAAATCTCCCTGGGGATGCCCACGCATTACAGCGTGTCGATTTTTGAGGGGAATAAGCAGAGCAAGGCGGCGCGCATTAGTGTCGAACTACGCAAGTACCGCAAAGATATCTTCCCGCTGTATTCCTCTTTCAAGGGTGGGGCAGACGGGAAAATCGTCAATGTCGATAAGCGCCAAAACATGCTGGCGCGAAAAAAGATATGGATGACAGCCGGGGTTCTGCTGGTCGCCTTGGTGACTGGCTTGTACAGCATCAATCGCTTTTTTCATCCGAAGCCAGTTGCCGAATCGACTCAGGCAGGGAGGCAAGACACAAGCACTAACAACGGCAAGCAATCTACTGTGCAGCCCGCAAAGCCTGCATTTTCAGATACGTGGCGCATCGTTGGAACGGCTCGGTTCGGTACGACAAGCTATGTCGTCATTGCGGACGAAGCTGGCCGTCTGCGCTATGAATCTCCCTCGATGTTCGTGCAAATGGGGCCGCAGACCATCGGGGAAATTGATGGTGCCAAAGTGACGCGCTATTCCGGCGCGGTCATTCATTCAGTTCACATCGAGGGGAAGAAATGAAACACATGATTACGGCGTTACTGATGGTGTACAGCACGCTCGCGGTCGCTGCTCCGAGTGGTCCGCTGCTGCCTCTCACGCCCTTGTCTATGCCGCTTCCTCCTGGTGCGCCTCCACAGTCAGATAGCGCAATGGAGTTCTCGCGGGTGAGGGTGGCGGAAGCGGTCGAGGCGATGTATACGCAGATTCTCAAGACGCCATACCTGATACAGCCTGAAGTGGTGGCCGATGAGCGGCTCGTCTCATTCCGATTCGGCACTGGTGTGTCTGCTCGATCTGAAGTCTCTCGCTTCATGGGGCTACTCGGCTTATCGGTGCGCACGGTGAACGGGGTTGATATCGTCGGGATTGTGAGAGAGGTAGAACCGGACAAAGAGCCGTTCGTCTATCCGGGGAATGGAAGCGCTCCGGTGCAGTCGGTGGAGTATCGTAGCTCGGGGGTTATCTTCGATCTGAAACCGATTGTGCGGGAGTCCGTAGTGGATCTGACAGTGGGCCAGCAGCTATCGAATTTCATCGTCACGCAAACCGGCGTCAACAATTCGCCCACGCTGACCAAGCGGGAAGTTAGTACGTCCTTATCGGTCGCGGACGGTGATGTCGTCATTATCGGCGGTCTTGCGGAGAACCGGGAGAGCTTGGGCCGCATTGGCTTCTCGTTCCTGCCTGACTGGATGCGCTCCAATACCGGTCAGAACAGCAAGACGGAAATTCTATTAGTGCTTCAGGTATCGCGGCTGTAGCCGAAAACGCCCAGATTAACTGGGCGTTAGAGACTAATCTCTGTTGGCGAAGCGCGTTAATTAGCGGTTCTTTCGAGTATCTTGGTAGCGTTGAAGAACATCTGCAATGTCTTCATCCCTGCTAACGTTGTACTCATTGCGAATGATGAAAGGAATGGTTCCTTGTTTAATGCAATCTTTGGCAATTTTACGCTCGCTTTTGCTATCGCTAGTGCGCATTGCGACTAGCTTGGCAGCAGCCTCACGATTTTTCTGAGCACGCTTTTCTGCGAAATCTGGAACACGTTCGAATCGTTCGAAACTGGTGTGCTCTACGGAGCGCGTGAGCGTCGGCTCGGTGGGGCCCGGCTCGGGAAGTTGGAACATAACGCGGCGGTTCCGATCTGGGATGCGCGAACTGGGCTGGTAGCTGCTGCTACTTTCGGCCGGAGGGGACGAGATTTGCTTTTTGGACTCATCATCGCTACCGCTAGAGTAGCCGTAGGGGTTAGATGATCGATTAACGTACATTTCTTTTCCTTCTGTTTGAGTTAAACGCAGCATGGACATTGAGTTTTGTTCTTGCTGCTTACGAGACGGCATCTCATTGCCGTAACTTATGCTTCTCAGTGTTTTCTTTAAAAGATTTGTTCCAAATTATTAGATCGCGTCTGACTTCAAGAAGTAATGAAATAAATGTCACGTCTTTATTAAACGGGTTCCATATTTTCGAAAAATCGTATGCAGGATATAGCCGTCATAGTCCATGATCCTCGCCACCAGTTGGCGCATGGTCTTGCAGAAGAATTGACGCCCATCCGGTCGCGTCCAGATGAAGGCCGAGCCCTTGCGCATCAGATTGCGAACATACAGCGTCAGACGCAGTTGCTTCCACGGCGGAACGAAGTTGGACGGGGCCAGCGCCTTACGCGTGCGTTTGAAATGCGCAAAGTAAGGTTGATACCCGCCACTTGCACTCAGATACGTTAGAAGGAACAA